TATCGGTTAAAGTTACTGTTATAGTATCAGCATTACCTGAATCTTCAGATACTAGTATTGATTTTATAACAGCTGTTGTTGCCGATGGTACTGTATATAATGTAGTAGCTGACGTACTAGTTAAATCCTTCTTTTTGTTTACAAATGTATTAGCCATTATCCTAAAAAGAAAGCTTCCGCTTCCGCCTCTTCTTTTAAATCCTGTTGAAAGGATGTGTTTAATTTTTGTACTATACTATCAACATCTCTAACAAATGATTGTTGTATTTGTTGATCGTATTTTTCTAAAGGTTGCGTTAATGATTGTACAATTCTAGCCAAGGAAACCTCCGTTTTTAAAAAAATTTATTAATCCACCATCTAAATAATTACGTCTTCTATTTGTTCCATCTATAAAACCACCCCGTGCTTCTCCACCACCTGGATCAAATGGATCTGAATAAGTAGAACCTGAAGCATCTGCAGCATGTGCTCCAGAACCACCACCTGGTGCATAAGAACCTGCTTGTCCTCCAGTCTCTTCTCTATATGCTCTTGATATTCTAGCTTGATCAGCTTGTCTTTGAGATGCTTGTGCTTGTGCTTGTGCCGCTTCTACTACAGCTTTTTTCTTAGCTGCTGTTGTAGCTGCTGTTGTAGCTGCTGTTGTAGCTGTTGTTGCCTCTTTTTTTCGCTTTTGCATTTCTAAAAATTTTATCTGCAATTCCATTCTCTTTTTTTCTCCATACAAAGGAGGAGGAACTTTTCCTGTTCTCTTCATATATTCATTTTCATATTCTATGACTTGGTTATCTATACTTTTAGAAATATCCGCATTTTCAGATAACACTCCAAAAGTACCACTAAGATCAGCAGTCTGACCTTTTATTCCTGAAAAATCATATGGTGCTTCATCATCTAAAGAAGAAACTTGACCTGAAATACCAGTATCTTTTAAATACTCATTATACTCATCTTTTGTTGTTGGTTCTTGTGCACCAAATCCAAAAATGCCAGTATCATAAACACCTAAGTCAGGATTAGTTATTGTTTCATAAACTGATCCAGGTGAAATTAAACCTTCTTGTAAAGGAAAATTTTTTTGATCAATAAATTTTTTTTGTTTATCTGTTAACTCAGCCATCTGCATATTCTGCCCTTGATTTATATTACGTAAGCCTGTGTTATATGGATCATCTGGTCTGTAAACCATTACCTTCTCCCATCCGCTTGTATATCTAGTCTAAAAGTTCCAAGTTTCCAGTGTTGTCCAAGATCCGTGTTCGAAACTTTCAAAGCTATAGCTCTTGCTCTAGCTCTTGTATCTATTTTTGTTGTACTTGTTGTATATTCAAAAGGTCCTAAAGACGAACTTACTTGTGAATCTGTTGGATAATTTTTTAAATTTAATGTTATTGTTGCATCACCTGTTTGTTGCAAGAAATCTGGAAGTACTCTTCTAATTTTCATCATGTACTCGCCATCACCTCTTAAATCTGCTCCACCTTGACCTAAAGATATATCAAAGTCACCTGATTGTATGTTCGCTGCAATAGCAGAAGCTGTCGCCGCTTTAATTTGATCCTGTCCTGTTTCATGTTCAAAGTAAGTTGTAACACCATCCGTGTTGCCAACTGTAGAATCACTCGTAGCAGATGAATCGTATTCTGTACCGTGTGGTTTTCCAAATATATGGGAATCGGACCATGCAGATCTTGCAAGTGAACTTGTAGTCCATACTGGTCGCTCTGGTGTTGAATCCATATAGTTATAAGTAACAGATCTATTGTTTGATGTTCCAGAACTTGATGTATAAAACCAAGTTACTTCACCAAACAAGTTATTTAACCCTGCATAGATATGATTTTTAGGAATTGTATTAATATCATCATAAACATAATCTTCAACTAAACACGCTAAAGATTCTAGTTTACCAGTGTATCTAAAGAAACCATTCTTTGACATCCAGTAGGCAGATCCATCAACTTCAACCGCCGCATTTTTTCCAATCAATCCACAGTTCGTTCCAACTTGTTGAAATGAGAAAGTAAAAGGAGCACCAACGAACCTCATAATAAATAAAGATGTATCAGTCCAAATGTAAATAGCATCCCGACCTCTTATAGCTCCCATGATCCGTGTTCCGTCGGCCAGTCTCTGTGTACCAGCAGTATTGGTTGCGGAAGGAGTGTATGAAGTTGTGGCATCAATTGATTCTTGATCCGACCATCTAATAAACATATCGTCCTGTGTCGATGTCGTTCCAATAGTAGTTTCAGTTCCAAAAAACACCAAGTGTCTGTCGGGAGTTGAAACTAAAGTCTGTAATGCAGCTGTTGGTGCATTGGCAACAATGGTTGCCCTTGTATCAGTCGGAGTCGATGCATTTGAATTCCATTCGAAAGTTGCACCATCAACGATAGTTGCAATAAGTTTATTTCCATAATTGTCCAGGGACCATAGACCAGGAGCTGTTATAATATCTCCAGTCTGTGATGCGCCCCATTTAGTATAATCTGATGCATTGGTTACTGTTGCTCCATCTGAATGCGATGCCGCCGTCGTGTTATCTACTCCTCTAGTTAATCCAGATAAAATTTCTGTTCCTGAATCATTCCCTGTATATGAAATACGTTCACTACCAATTAAAACAACTCCAGTAGCGGGAAAAGATCCTGATTCTGCTAAAGTTAAACTTGTTGCAGAAGCATCAATTGCTCCATCAAGAGTAGAAGTTAAGACATATCCTGCTGTTCCACCCCAAGATCCTAAACCCCATCCAGCTGTTGATTCTTCAACCGCAGGACCGATAGAATAAAAATGTTTAACTCTTATGCCTCCAGATGTAGTTGCTCCTGATCCAGATTCAACAGATCCCATTTCAATGGTAAGTGTTGTAGTAGTTGGTACACTTGTAACCATAAAATTTACGTCGTTAAAATCACTGGCACCAAAATCAGAATTAGTAATTGCTGTAAAACTATCTAGACGGATAATATCGTATTTGGAAATATTATGAGGAGATGCAAAAGTTATCGTAACCGTTGCATCACTTTGTGTGGTTGTAAAAGCACTGGTTAAAGTATTTGTACTTTTAAGGGGTGTAATATCATAGAAAACTCCTCCTGAATATACATATAAAAATCTATTTGTACCTAATGCTGCATATTTAACACCACTTGAATTTACAAAATGATGAAGTGCCGTGTTTCTTCCTGTAAGAGTATTGTTTCCTAGTTGAGCCCAACCACCTAATTTTTCAGGTGAGCCATATCTAAAACGAATATAGTCACCGCTAATCCATTGACCCTCGCCACCAGTTGCCGTAACCTGTTTGTTAAAACCTGGTTGTATTTTAATTTTCTGTAGCATAAGTTTATGCCTATGGTTTAGGAAATTTTAATTTGGTAGCTTGTCTTTTAGCTTGTAAATCTGTAAGTGTATCTCCACCATCTAGTAGAGCATGAATACAATCGTTATGATTTGGATATTCTGTTAGTCTATCTCTTTTCCATTGTTCAGCATCATAAATAACTTTTGCATCTGCTATTCTTTTATTTTCAATTTCATCTTTAGCATTTAATTCAGCTATTTCTTCTGCTGTTAAATCTATTTTAATACCATCTATTAATTTGTGTGTATGTGTCATTATATTGCTACTCCGTATAAAGTATATGTTCCACTAAATGTTCCTCCTGATGGAACTATTTGTATATTATTAACTGCCGCAGATTGATCTAATGCAAAAGTATGATCTTGTTGAACAAGTTTATTATTTTCATCAAAATGACAACCATATAATTTAAAAAATTTACCTTTTCCTGTGCTCATAGGATCAAAAATAGTTACTATACTCATTCCACCTTCATTACTATTAGTTCCTACTCCATAGCCTGTTCCAACTATTCTAATTCTATCATCTCCTGTATTATAACCAGATTTTATTGTGTCATCTGATGTGTCATCTCTATTAAAAATTCTAATATTTTTATAATTACCACCTGTTTCATAAGAACTGCCATTATCAGTAGAAGTTTGTATTCCTAGATTTCCAGCATCACTTGATAAATCAATGGCTACACAATGAAGCTGATAAACTTTATAAGTGGTTGTTAAATATGTGCTTGTAAAAGATATAGAACTTGCTCCTGAAGCTGTTTGACTTTGAAGTTTTATTAATGCACCACCAGCTACTTGAAAATCTGATGCAGTTGCAGAAGTAGCTGTCCAAACTTGGTCTGCGCTAGCTGTATCACTTCTGTTTATACTTCTGTTATTAATCGTAACTATTGACATTATTCAGTCTCCTTTGGATTTGCGTCTTTAATTGATTGTATTCTTGCTTTCCAAGCATCTATATCTTTATAAATTTCATCTAGCTGGTCGCCTATATCTCCATAGGATTTTTTTCTAGTTGCTCTTATAGTATTATTATTTTCTTCTGTTTGTGCAGAACTTTCATAAGTTGCTAGTTGTTCAGCAGTTGGTTCAGCAACATCATAACTCCAAGATTTAATATAATCTCCTTTACCATCACTATCGTTTTGCAAAGATACTTTTGTATTATCCCAAGTCTGTGAGTTTGCTTCTAAATATTTTTTAATTTTTGTATATAATTGTGTCATATTAAATTCCTATTAATTTGTATCCATAAAAAGTTCCAGCTACTGTATCTAAAGGATCACCTCCATTTACAGTTATACTGCTTCCTTGATACTGATAAGCATATAATTCTACATAATCATCTGCATCAAGGTACACAACTTGATTAATATGTTTTGTTAAAACTTCAAATTTTCCTTCAACGTCTTTATAATAAGCAGAACCATTTTTATAAATAGTTATTGTTGCATACGGATCATCGGTTGCACTATCTAATCTAAAATAACCACCTATGATATAATAACCAGCGACGCCTGGAGTAAACCTATAATTTGTGCTGTGATCGTATGTTCCATCGCTATCAAATATTTCTGTATCTATTGTTAATTTCGTTTGAGTTTGATTAGACACAGTTTGATTTGCACCCATGTGTGCAAAAAAAGCTGGAGTGTTAGATGCTTTAATTAAACTGTAATCAATTCTTTTTAAAGTTCCAGCATCTGAAACCAAGAACTCATCAGTATCTGCTGGTTCACTTGCTAATTCTGTTTCACCAGAAATAATATCCTGTGCTAATTTTGCATTGGTTACAGTTGCATCTGCTGGTGTATTAACAACACCTACTCCTAAGTGTAGAATAAAATCGTTTGTATCTGTTGATGGCATTGCAACGCCAAAATCAACACTTGTACCAGAGACAGTTACGTTTCCAAATTGGCATACACCATTA